ACTCGACTTGTTCAGACCAACACAGAAGTGGGTGGGAACGTCAAGGCACTTGAGTTATGGCGAGAAGAGGAATTAGAAGAAGCCCTTGAAATAAAGCTGAAGGAAGCCGCCCAAGACTTTCAGCTATCAGAAAAAGACATCTCTAATCGACTTGAGGGTGCTTTCAACGACGACGAAGAATAGCAAACGGAAGGAGGACCCGTGAGCATATCGCAACACAAGCGTAATGAGTTGATGGACCTAACAGCTGAGTTAGCGTCCCGTAAAACGGAAGGACTCAGGCTGTATCGTGCTGCTCCGTATCAGGAGCCGTTTCACTCGAGCATGGCTTCTGAACGTCTGATTCTTGGTGGTAACCGTTCTGGTAAATCATGTGCTGCATTTGTTGAGTTGGCTCGTGCTGTGACCGGACAGGATCCACACAAGAAGTTTCCTGCTAAAGATGGCATTGCTGCGGTTGTCGGTCGGAACTGGGCACACATTGGTCAAGTCGCATACCCGTATCTTTTTAAGCCTGGTGCATTTGACATCATCAAAGATGACCAGACGGGTCAATGGAGAGCATACGACCCAGAGCATGACAGTCACAGAGAGAAAGACAAGAAGCCAGCACCAGCATTAATACCTGAGCGATTCGTCAAGAAGATGAGTTGGCAGATGAAAAGTGCCAACTACCTTTCGTACTGCGAGTTGGTGAATGGCTACAAGATTATGTTCTTTTCATCAGACGGTGTGATTCCACAGGGGTTTTCGCTGGACGCCTGCCTAATCGATGAAGAAATTCAAAGTGATGCATGGATTGGGGAACTGCAAGCCAGACTCGCTGATCGTAAAGGCCGGCTTTGGGTTGCAGCGATGCCTCACTCAAACGCTGAATGGTTACTCAACCTAAGTGAACGGGCAGAGGCAGAGGAAAAGAAAGAAAAAAGCGAACGGAACATCGAGCAGTTCAGGTTTAGATTCCTGGATAACGTCCACATCGATCCAAAAGAAAAGACCAAGATGATCGAGAGGTGGTCTGCTCAGGGTGCTGATGTTGTTCGGCAGCGTGCAGAGGGTGAGTTCACGTTCGATTCGTTGTCTGTGTACCCTAGTTTCAACATGTATTCTCACGGTTTTAGCCGTGAAGACCTGCCTCATTTGCAGGTTCCTATGGATTGGACTCGCTATCTTGCTGTTGATCCTGGCTACCAGGTTGCCGCTGGTGTCTTTATGGCAGTCCCCCCCGATGAATCAATGCTCCTGGTATACGACGAAGTCTACGTGAGACAGGCAACCGCAAAAAGTTTTGCAGAAAAAGTGAAGATCAAGTTGGGAGTACAACAATTACAGGGGATGATAATAGATAAGCATGGATCCGCTATTCACGAGATGGGTAGCGGAAAACAAGTCGGTACTCAATACACGGATGCATTTCGAGAACATGACATACACAGTGCTCAGACTGGTTGGTCTTTCCAATTGGGTTATGACAACGTCGCGGCTCGCGTTGGTCAGGTTATGGCTGCACTTACGATTCGCCCAGAAGGTACACCAAAGCTGCGGTTTCTCAGAAACGCATGTCCCAACCTCGAACGGGAACTCAAGAAGTACCGCAAGAAAACAAACATGGTTAATGGGACAAGGATCATTACTGACCAGCCCAACACAAAGGGTGAGTGTCATGCTGTGCAATGTGTTGAATATCTTGTGGCCTCAGAACCTAGATATCATAGACCTAAAGAAGTCGTGATTGAAAAACCCGTACATCCACTCGTAGCCGCCTACGAAAAAAAGCAGAAGGCTCGCACCGGCAGCCAATGCGTTTTTGAACCTGCCGGTGTAAGTCTTGGAGGATCTATAGATGTCAGTTACTGATTTTGAGATGCCAGAAGTTCAGCTTGGTGATCAAGTGATTTTTTATGAGCATTACAGCAAAACCAAAGACCCTGTGAATGCTTGGCTTGCCCGTCGTCCCGGCAAGAACACTGTGTATTTAATGATATTTAGCGAGTCTTTCGGCTGGACTGAACGCCCTAGCGTGCGGCACATCGACGATCCTGGCCTAAAAGAGAGATCTGAATGGGCGAAACATGGAGCATGGGTCGAGAGTGAGACCACAAAGGTAGTGAGGGAACTTAAAAGCCTGTTGCCACAGCTAAAGGCATTGCTGGCAAAACCAGAACCTACGAGACAGAAGAAAGCTAGCTAATGGAACCTCAAGCCAGTGGGCCTTCAGGGATTGGTGCAGCCGATGCCGGTGTGAGTACGACTTCTAAGACCACTACTCCTCCGGTATTGGGCCGCATCGTCAATGCGTGGATGGGTAAAATCCGTTCAGCAAAAAGGGCAAAGACAGACTTTGATCGTGATGCAGCAGAAGGAATGTCCTTTTATACAGGGGACACCCGTCAGCTGTGGAAGACGATGTTCCGTGATGGAAACATTTCCGGTTCTCCTGCCCCTACTCCCTCCTTTTTGATTAATATCAATAAGGCTTTCGAGGCTTGTAAAATCTTTGGGTCTGTTCTGTACAACCACAATCCTAAGCGTAATGTGACACCTCGTCAGTTGCCAATGGTTAGCCCAGAGGTTTTAGGTATTCAGCTTCCTCAAGTTGATCCTAATACTGGCATGGCCGAGCCACCTGACGAAGGTGCAATGGCTTACATGCAAACCATGCAGGGGATGGAAGTAGACAGAGAAACAAAACAAACACAGGCAGACTTGGTCGAGAGATATCTTAACTACACGCCAGGTGAACTAGATCTACGGACGCAGGCTAGGAAAGCAGTAGACGAAGCACTGATTACTGGTGCTGGTGTTATGTGGACAGAGGCAGTAACCATGCCGGCTGATCCGCCGAATGAACCATTCTTAATGGTAGGTTCTTTCTACGATACCGTCGCGAACCTCCTGCTCGATGCAGACGCAACAGACATTGGTGAGATTCATTTTTGTGCTCGTCGTGTCACACTGCCTCGCGACCAGGTAGCCCGTCAGTTTGGGATACCCAAGAAAGATCTGACACCAAACACTCAGACCGCAGACTCGGACAATCAAAACAGCAGAACGGTAGCCCAGTACCCCTACGAAAGCCAAGCCCGAAGGCAGGGGGGGAAGACAACAGACCTAGTAACGTACTACCAGGTTTATTCAAAGATAGGGGTCCTTGAGCAACTAAAGGGGGCAAGGAAAAAGACAGACGGTGGAGCGATGTTTGATGCGGTAGGCGACTACGCTTATCTTTGTGTTTCCGATGCTTGTCCTTATCCCTTAAACATTCCTCCTGCCGTTCTGGACGAGCAGCCTGACGAAACAGGTTTTCCTCAAAGTCTTCGCCAGCGTCTTGCATGGCCGATCCCGTTCTGGGCTGACAATAATGGTTGGCCTTTTGAGATGCTTGGGTTTAATCCTATCCCTAACTCTGTCTGGCCGATGAGCCTGATTCGTCCAGGAATAGGTGAATTACGTTTTATTAATTACATAATCAGTTGGCTTGCTACCCGTATTACGGCTAGTTGCCAGACAATGATTGGTGTGAGCAAAGCAGCGGATGAAGATATTAAGCAGCAGATTCTAGCGGATAGTAAGTTTGGGTTTAAGATTGTCGAGATCTCTCAGGCTTTGGGGCAGAACATTAATGAACTGATGTCTGTATTTCAGACACCTAATGTAAATGCTGATGTATGGCAGATCCTTGATCGCGTCATGCAGTTGTTTGATAAGCGAACGGGTTTGACTGAATTGATGTATGGTCAAACGACTTCACAGATGAGAAGTGCGACGGAGGCTTCTGTGAAGGGTGATGCAATGCAGGCACGACCTGCCGACATGTTAGATCAGGTTACACATTGGGGTACACGTTTATCCCGTAAGGAGGCTCTTGCTGCTCGTTGGTTGCTACGACCTAACGACGTTATGCCGATCATGGGTCCGCTTGGCTCAATGGCATGGCAGCAGCATTTAAGTTTGAAGCCAGGTGAGGATCCGGCTGTGATTGCTCGAGAGTTCGAGTACACAATTGAGACGGATGCTGGTCGCAAACTCAATAAGACTAATCGGGCACAA